GTATTTTTTCTCTGCGAGCCTTAGCTATGATTCTAATTTGGGCAAGCCAGTAACGACTGTTCTCGCCTGCCCTACGTGTGCCTCTATTAACCCATTCTTGATTAGACTTGAAGTACTCACGGAACGCATTCATCAGCTGTTCGTGAGTTTCTTCATCTTGATAATCAATAGGGTCAACGTGTTTACTCATTGATTTCTAAGTCGTTTGCATAGCTGGTAAAGCCGTTTTCCTTGATAACCTTGAGCACATTGTTAACACGACCAATCAGTTCGTCCTTGTGACTGATTAGATAAATGTTCTTCTTGCGCTCACGTGCCATCTTTTTCAGTACAGCCAGTGCGTTTTCAACACCAGATGCATCCAAGCCGTTGTCAACCAGTTCGTCAACAAACAACAAATTGATGTTTTGATATAAACTTTCCCACACATCTCTAAATGCCCAGGATAGTCCAAGTATAAGCCTATTTCGTTCCCCACGACTTAGGTTGTCAAAGTCTAAGTCTTGACCCAGCTGGGTAATTTCAACGGTTAGGTCATTCTGGAATACCACTGTATGCGGCAATCCCATCTTGTCCAAGTAATAGGTTAATCTATTATTAAGGTATGCTAAGTTCTGATCTATGATCTTCTTACGAATGAAACTGTCTTTACTTGTTAATAATTTAAGTAGGAACTCTTGATGTTCCTTTAATGTAGTCAATTCATTGACAGTGTCCCATGTGACTTCCTGCAATGCTGTATTAGTAAGTTCATCAATTTGCTCTTGGTATGGATCGACTTCACCAAGTTTAACGGTATACTGTGTTTCCAGTGTCTGTAAGTTGTTTTGATGCTTGAGAGCCTCTTCAACTGTTTCGTAATAAGTGTCGGCGGGCCGTGACAGCTCACCAATAGACTTAATCTCTGCCTGTATCTTGCTGAGGTCAGCAGTAACTTTATCCAAATACTTGCGGGCATCAGCTAGATTAGTTTCAGCTTCAGTAGTCATTTCTTCATGTTTATGATCTTGTAGCTTATTATCACACGCATGACAGGTCTTGTTTGCCAATTTGGCGAGCTCGCCGTCGTACTTCGTGACGCTTCGCTCTGCTTGCGCTGTCGCGCTTTCTAACGTAGCCCTTTCCTTATTCAGGCTCTTGAGCTTTGCGCTATGCTCCGCATAGGCTTTTTGCAAAGCATGGGCTTCTACTTCTGCTTGAATGTCTACACTTTCTAACTCTACGATTGCTCGGGCAATCTTTTCTAAATCTTGATCGTGTTGCTTGTTCCAAGCCGCCTGTCTAGTAAGCAAACTGTCAATACTAGCCCTAATCTTCTCGTTTGATTTTTTAATTGCTTCTATGTCAGCAGTTTCTTGCGTTATTGCATCTTTGGTTTGACGAATAAGTTCTTTTAAGTTTTCTGCTTTTTCACTTAATAGGGTAATACCTAACAACTGTTCAATAATTGCACGTTGATCATTAGCTTTCATGCTAAGGAACGGCTCTGTATAAGTGTTCAAAGCAACAATATGTTTAAACATATCGTGACTCATACCCAGCAAGTCATCTAAGTCCTTCTGGGTTTCACGCATATCACCTTGTGCATCATCGCTTTCTTCTGTTTCTTGTTCCTGATCGTTTACATAGAACTTTAAAACATTGGGTTTGCGTCCTCGTTCAATGCGATAATCAGCGCCGTCTTTATTAAACGCTAGCGTAACTAACATGTTCTTATTGTTAATCTTGTTAATAAGATTATCTTTTTTAATGTTAGTTAATGCTGTACCAAACAATGCATAACTTAATGCGTTGACGATAGTAGTTTTACCAGTACCGTTGCGTGATCCGCTATCATCTCCACCTTGATCTAAGTTTTCTCCTAGCACCAGTGTTAGATGTTCCTTGCCAAAGTCTACTGCTTGGGTTTGATTACCCACACTCATAAAGTTTTTGACAGTTAATTCCTTTAATTTAATCATAGGCTATTATAAATTTCCAGCAAAGTGCTCTTATTGTACGTGTCGCTGTCGATATTAGCAAGTTGCTTGGATACAATTTGATCTACACTTTCAAAGTTTTGAATATCAATATTGGTATTGATCTCAACTTCCTTCTTTTCTGTTATGAGTGTTAGCTCTCTAATCTCATAACGGTTCATAAAATCTTCTTTGATAAAACTTGCTTCTTCGTAAGTGATATCTATATCTAAACTTACACGTAAATGCTGTTTAGGTAGTATTAGAGTATCTGCATCATCAATTAGTTGACTGAGTTTAACAGTTCTAAATGTAGGTTGACCTGGCCAACTAAAGTATTTAGGCTTGCCACCCCACTCTAAAACCATCATGCCACGTTCGTCGTCCCATGCATCTGCGTAATTGTGTGGGAAAGCATTGCCAATATAATGCATATTGCCTTTACTTTGACGCTTATGGAAGTGCCCGCTAAAGCCCATCTCATAACCTTCAAAAGCATCTAGTTGTATTTCACCGTGGTCGGGCATCTGTACCATAGCATTCATATAGAAGTGCGGAAGCTCGAAGTGCCCAAAGATGTATTTGGCTTTTTTCTTACCAATTGCTTTCCATTCTTCTCCTACAAGCCACGGACATAACATGACATCTCCCACAATAGTAGGCTCATGAACGACAGTAATACCAGGAATATACTTTCCAAACTCCACAGAGTGTATATCCCGTTTGTCTTTGTAATACAAGTCATGATTACCAGGAAAGAAAAAGAACTGGTTAAACGCCTCGCCCAGTTTTTCCAAGGCCCTAAGGCTGTAATCCATAGTAGTAATGTTAAGGCTATTACGATTATGGTGCCAGTCACCCATAAAGATACCTGTATCACATCCTTCCTCCTTTGCTTTTGCAATGTACCAGTCTACAAAGTCTTCGCAATCTTTGTTATGAACACTACTATTTGATTTCAAGCCAAAGTGAATGTCTGTAAAACAGGCAACTTTTTTAAACAAATTACTCATCTGATCCTTCCGAATAACGTTTTAAGGCAGCTTCATGCTCTCCTTGTCCAGTTCTACTATAACTAGGATTCATACCGTTTATTTCAAGTATGTCATCCCTAATATTCTGATTACGTTTTTCAATATTAATAACCCGCACGAAACTATTAGTAACTGCGGCAGTAAAATAAGCAAACGGATTATCGCTTTTAGACTCGTCAAACTGTAGTCCTATCTGTGTTAGCTGTAAAATAGCTTGGCCTTTCATTTCGTCGTTATAGGTATAACCACGAACGTTGCCTCGTGTAGCATATCTTTCACAAAGTTTAATCATCATACGAGCCAAACCTGAAGTTATTTGACCAGCATCTTTGTCAAAGTGTCCTTTTTCTAAGTCGCCTTTCCAGTGCGACTTGCCAACACATACTAATTCATCATTTTCGTTAAACTTCCAATGTTGGAATGGAGGAAAATTAACTTTATCTCTTCCGTCGGCGATTGTCTTAGGATTCTTTTTTCTAGTAGTGTTAGTAGGAATATGATCGTAAGTCATGATCCTAAAGACTAAATCTTGTTTGGCAATTTTTTTGTAATCAATTTCGCAATCGGCTACTTTTACTTTTTCGCCTGCTGCTTTTCTTCTTGCATAATCTTCGTCTGCCAAACGTTTTGCTTTATTTCTTTTGGCTTCTGCAATAGTTCTAATATTGATTTTTTCTAAATTTGGTAAAATAATATCATATTGATGGTACGAAGGGTCTTTAAAACTACAATAAGAGCTTTTGGACCTGTGTATCTCTAATAACATGTCTTTATTATTTAGGTAATTTACTTTTGGCGGTATGGTTGTCATCCTTTTTTGATCTCCGATGTAACATTATAAACTACGCACTTTATTAAGTCAAATAAATACATTACCAAATAGGAATATATCATGAGCTTATTCAGCGTAGGACAATCATTATCATCATCTATTGGCGCCGTTAGTACAACATTTGGTGCTGTTGAAAATGCAATAGGTGTTGCTGGAAACCTTGCTAGTTCTATTGGTAGCGCAGGAGATGTAGCTAGTGCTGCACGTATGGCGTTATCAGGATTACCAGCGGCTGGCGAAGCAATAGGTGATGTTCTTAGTGCAGTCTCCCTGTTCTCTGATACTGGTAATAGTAAGGATTGGCGTGTAAGACTTAGCCTGCCCAACTGGTCTAGCTTTAAAAGCAGTCCAGTTTTGAAACCTCTAAAGGATGCAGGAGGATTTGTGTTTCCATATACTCCAGAAATCCAGCTATCAGGCAACGCAAAGTACACTCAAATACAAACGATACACAGTAATTATCCCTTTAGTGCTTATGAAAGTAGCAGTCCCGGACAAATATCAATTACTGCACCAATGTATGTAGAAGATTCGGCACAAGCATTATATTGGATAGCAGCCTTACACTATTGTCGCAGTGTTACAAAAATGTTTACAGGATTTGATCCTAAAGCAGGTAATCCACCGCCAATTGTTTTCTTAAACGGCTATGGAAATTATGTTTTTAAAAATGTTCCTGTTGCAATAACAAATTTCCAAGTACAACTTCCAAAAGATGCAGACTATATTAGTTGCGATGTGGTTGGCAGTGCAGCAGGTGCAGTCGCCGGGATCACTGATAGCATTGGTGGTCTTGCCAGTACACTAGGAGGAGCTATTCCAGGACTTAGTGGAATTACTAGTACAGTTGGTAGTATTGCTGGCGGTATTGGACAAGTAGCCAGCATTGCCGGATCACTAGGACTTGGTGGTTCAACTTCTGGAGGAAAAGCCTATGTACCAACAAAGAGTTCCTTTTCAATTACATTACAAACAATGTATAGCAGAACAAGTGTTAGAACTTTCAGTTTAGACAGGTTTGTAACAGGCGGATATATGACAAATTCTTTTGGATACGTATAATATGGCAACTTATAGTAACCTTAGTCCTTGGTTTAATACCGAAGTTAAAGAAGATTACCTCGATGTATTAACTATTAGACCAGTGAGCGCCGAACCAGATGATGTGTATTGGACAATAACTGCACCTTATGCATATCGACCTGACATCCTTGCCTATGACTTATATGGAGAACCTGCCTTGTGGTGGGTCTTCATGCAAAGAAATTTAGACGTTATACAAGATCCAGTTTTTGATTTTGTCCCAGGAGTTCAAATTTATATTCCTAAAAACAGCAGTCTGAGAACAATCTTAGGTATTTAAAATGTCATTAGATAAACTTTCTGGAATTGTTGATTCTGCCACTAATGCAGTAAACACAGCAAAAAATAGTCTTTCAAGTTTTGGGCCTGCCTCCGGACTTTCTGCCATCGGCGATCAAATTGGGGGAGCAATTTCAGGTGCCCTTAGTTCCGTTTCAGCAAGCATCGGTAATATTTTTTCAGGTTCGGCACTTGGGGTTGTTCAGTCAGATAAAAAATTGCCAATGCCAAATGTATTGCACGACTATGCAAGTTATACTTGTTTGTTTTCAATTGGCTGTTTAGATGCAAATAGTTTTAATTTCCCGGACCAATCTTATTTTGCAGGCAAATATCCTCCTTGGATTTTAAAAAGTGCAAATGCTGATCCTAACAACCGCGTGCAGACTGCCGCTGGTAAGTTTGATTTTTATATTGACAATGTGCAGATAGTAGGTCAATACGGTTTTGAAAAATCGACCGGTAACACAAACTCAACTAACTTAGAATTCCAAATAATCGAACCTTATAGTATGGGTCTGTTTATGGCTGCTGTACAACAAAGCGCATACGAACAAGGTTATTTGAATTATACTGATGCAGTATTTTTATTAATGATAGAATTTAGAGGTGCAGACCAAGCAGGTAATATGAAAATGGTTCCGGGCACTAGAAAATTTATACCTTTTAGATTTAACAATTTAATGTTTAAAGTTACAGCCGGCGGAAGCACGTATAATGTTGTAGCTACGATTGCTAATGCAGTAGCACTAAATGACAGTTATAAGTTAATAAAAAATGATATTGCTATTAAAGGCAAAACAGTGCAAGAAATTTTACAAACAGGCGAGCAAAGTTTACAAGTTGTAGCCAACGCAAGATATAAACAACAAAAAGAAGACGGACAAGTTGCAGTCCCAGATGAAATTTTAATTTTATTTCCTAATGATATTTCGTCAGCTGCTAGCGGAGGCAGCTCTACTACTGCTAAAGAAAATAATACGCCAGCAACATCCAGTAGCACAGCAGCACAAGACGGGGGATCTGGTATATTTCAGAAGTTAGGTGTTACTAGAAGTTCTTCTAACAAAACACTAGTTCAAGGTTCAGGAGATGTAAATCCTTTAGGCAGAGCTAGCTTAGGATTTAGTGTAGAAAGACCAGGTAATAAACCGTTAACAAATGTTGCTGAATATTACGATAAAGATACAAAAACAAATATAAGAAGTAGGGTTGTTGCAGATCCTAAAGAAGTAATAATGCAATTTCCGCAAAGCTCAAATATTGTTAACATTATTAACCAAGTGTTAATTAAAAGTGATGCATCTAAAGAAGCATTAGATCCCGGCCAAATAAACACTGAAGGATTTAGGCCATGGTGGAAAATTGATGTTAAGACATACGACATACCTACAAATGCAAATTTAAAAAGTTCTGGACAAATTCCTCGGTTGGTAGTATACAGAGTAATTCCTTATAAGGTTCATGCTAGCAGAATGTTACCACCAAATGCACCTGCACCTGGAATAGATGCACTTAAAAAACAAGCCGCCAAAGAATACAATTATATCTATAGCGGAAAAAATGTTGATATATTAAAATTTGATATTGAAATTAAAAATACTTTTTATAATCCTGTATTAGCAGATAGCGGAAATAAAACTGCTGATAAAAAGCAAGCTAAAGCTGCGGGAGAAGATATTAATGCAACGTCGCCAGAAACAAAAATAGAACAGCCGCAAGGTAATCTTCCACCAAAAGATGCACAGCCAACGAAGATGTTAGCAACTGCAACACAAACGAGTACTGATGGTCAAGGAGGAACAAGAGGAGAAACTCCTGCAAATCGTGTAGCACGTATGTTTCATGATTCATTGATATATGGTCAGGACATGATGAATATTGAATTAGAAATTGTTGGAGATCCTTATTACATTGCTAATAGTGGAATGGGAAATTATGTAGATAATCCTACAAATTTAATTAATGTTACAAAAGAAGGCAGTGTAAATTTTGTCAATAGCGAAGTTGACATTGTAATTAATTTTAGAACACCTACAGATATAAATCAAGCTACAGGTTTGTACGAACTTAAAAATACAAAAATAGTCAATAGTTTTAGCGGCCTCTATCGTATTAGTACAATTAGAAGTTACTTTTCAAAAGGTACATTTAGACAAGTTTTGGTTGCTCATAGACGACAGGGCCAAGATATTAAAGCATCCCCTAATGCTAAAACTTTATATTCTACTAAAGAAACTGTAACAACAAAAACAGGTGCACCGACAGAATTACGTACACCTGCAGAAGTACAAGCAAGTAAAGATTTAGGAGACTTTCCCGGATGAGCATGGATAATCGCGAAGACGGTAATAGCGGCGAACAGTCTGCAAAACCAGAATTACCTTGTGTTGCTAGGGTAGTAAGCCACGGCGATAATACTTATATGGGGAAATTGCGTGTTGAATTGTTAAGGTTTGTCGGCAATAATAATGAAACACAGCCAGGACAAATTATTGACGTTGATTATTTGAGTCCATTTTTTGGAACAACTAGTGAAGATTATCTAGGAGATGATCCTGATGATTATAATAACACACAAAAAAGTTACGGAATGTGGATGATCCCTCCAGATCCAGGTACATACGGATTTGTTATTTTCCATCAAGGTCAAATAGAAAGAGGGTTTTGGATAGGAGGCATTCCTAATAACGCCGGCGTAAATTTTATGATGCCAGGTATTGCTGCAACAAAATTCAATAACGAAGATTCTAGTAAACGTTTACCGGTAGCAGACTTGAATAGAAAAGCATTAGCTTCAATTCCAGACGATACCAAAGCACTTAAACCTAAACACCCCCTTTCAGACATTTTAGATTCTCAAGGTCTACTAGAAGACGATACACGAGGAATAACAACAAGTAGTGCTAGGAGAGAAACACCTAGTATGGTTTTTGGAATCAGTACCCCGGGTCCTTTTGACAAGCAATCCGGAGCAAAAGAAGGCGAGGCAGGAGAAGCCCCAACTAAAGCAACAATACCTGTAAGCCACTTAGGAGGAACTACATTTGTCATGGACGACGGTGATGACAAATATATTAGAGATACTACTGTTACCGAAGGCCCGCCAAAATATATTGCTAAAGAGCAAGGAGAAGAAGGCGGCGAAGTAACTATTCCTCATAATGAGTTAGTTAGAATTCGTACAAGAACAGGTCACCAAATACTTTTACATAATAGCGAAGATTTAATTTATATTTCTAACAGTCGTGGAACTGCTTGGATAGAATTAACCAGCGATGGAAAAATAGACATTTACGCACAAGATAGCATCAGTATCAGGACAGAAAATGATTTTAATTTTTATGCTGATAGAGATTTTAACTTTGAAGCTGGCAGAAATGTTAATATCAAAGCAGCCGAACGTGTACAAATTGAGTCTGGTGCAGACACAAATATAATAGTTGGTGCAGACGGAAAAATAACTGTTTCTGGAAAATTTGATCTAAACACAGGCGGTACAAATAAATTTACTTCAGGTGATGATTGCCATATTCTTGCAGCAAATACTGCTATCGATGGAGGAAATATTAACCTGAACTCAGGTGTTGCAACTTCAGCAGATTCAGCCGAAGCCCTTTCGACATTTGAAAATCCTATAGAAACAGAAGGGTCGACAATAGAAAGCATCATGTTGCGTGTCCCCACAACTGAGCCTTATCCCCACCATGAAAATCTAGATGCTACGCTGTTTAAGCCAGACTTGACAGATAGGGAGTCGGGGAGTGCAATTGAAGTTCCTGAATATTGGAAAAAGTATTCTACTGACACTGATACATTCGAGCAAATTGCGCCACCCGAAACTAACGAAGAAGAGGATCAATAATGAATTCAAATTTATATGACAAAGTTGTGTTAAAAGGAAAACAAACCACAGATACTGTTGTTCCTAAAATGTACAAAGGCTTCAGCACAATTAGTCCCGACGCTGAAAATTTTGGTCTTTTTGATTTTAATTTAATAAAACAAGACTTAATAAATCATTTTAGTATTAGGCAAGGCGAGCGCCTGATGAATCCAAATTTTGGAACAGTTATTTGGGATTTACTGTTTGAGCCGTTGACAGAAGAAATTAAATTTATTATTACAGAAAACGTTAATAAAATTATCAACTATGACCCAAGGGTTAATGCTAAAGAAGTGATAGTAACGGCATACGAAGCAGGTATACAAATACAATGCTTGTTAGAATATCGCCCCTACAACATTCAACAAGCACTAGAGTTGCGTTTCGATCAGCAAAACGGATTACTATTGAGATAAACTACGCACATAATTTTATTCAATAAATACAGTTATTAGGACAAATCATGAGTGCAACAGATAGACAAAATCGATTACTCGTAGCAGAAGATTGGAAGAAAATATACCAGTCTTTCCGCAACGCAGACTTCAAAAGTTATGATTTTGAGAATCTGCGTCGCACAATGATTAGCTACATCCGTCAAAATTACCCAGAAGATTTTAATGATTATATTGAAAGTTCAGAGTATCTAGCACTTATTGATCTTATTGCGTTTTTAGGACAAAGTGTTGCTTTCCGTGTTGACTTAAATGCCCGTGAAAATTTCTTAGAATTAGCAGAACGTCGCGAAAGTGTGTTAAGACTTGCTAGGATGATTTCCTATAATGCCAAACGCAATACTTCTGCAAAGGGGTTGTTAAAATTTTCTTCTATTTCAACAACGCAACCTGTAATTGACAGTAATGGTCGCAATATTGCCGGACAAACAATTAATTGGAATGACCCAGCTAACCCTAATTGGTACGACCAATTTATTAAAGTCATAAATGCTGCTCTGCCTAATACACAACAATTTGGATCTCCTATTGATAAAGCAAGCATTTATGGAATCCCTACAGAACAATATAGACTACAATCTGCCAGCACAGATGTTCCAGTTTTTGGATTTACTAAAGTAGTCGATGGCCGATCAATGAATTTTGAAATTACTAGTACTACTTTTAACGGAAAAACTTACATTTACGAAGAATCTCCAAAAGTAGGAAATAGTTTAGCATTTATCTACAGAGATGACGGCCGCGGTGCCGGCTCCTCAAACTCGGGGTTTTTCTTAAATTTTACACAAGGTACTTTAAATCAAGGAACCTTTACAATTACACAGCCTAGCAGTAATGATTCTATTGATATTGATTCTGTTAATATTAACAATACAGATGTATGGCTTTACAGATTAGATAAAAATAATTTAGAAGAAACAGAATGGACACAGGTTTCTAACTTTGAAGGCAATAATATTATCTATAATAGTTTAAACAAGAATATTAGAAGTATCTATACTGTTGTAACAAGAGCTGGGGATAGAGTTAGTCTTGGATTTGGTGATGGAGTGTTTGGAGATTTACCTCTTGGAACTTTCAGAACATATTACAGGGTAGGTAATGGTTTAACTTATACAATTAATCCTAAAGATATAAGAAATGTTTCTTTAACAATTCCTTATTATTCGGCTAATAATCAAATTGAAACATTAACATTAATTTTATCTTTAACCACAGCCGTATCAAATGCTCTTGCAACAGAGTCTAATGATTCTATTAAAACAAATGCTCCGCAATACTATTATACGCAGAGTAGGATGGTAACAGCTGAAGACTATAACATTAGTCCTTTATCAGCTAGTACAGAGATTGCTAAAATTAAAGCACTGAATAGATCTAGTAGCGGAATTAGTAGATATTTTGATTTAGTAGATCCTACTGGAAAATATAGCTCAACTAATCTTTTTGCTACCGACGGCATTGTGTACACTGAAGATTATACAGATCAAATTCGTTTTTCTTATGCAAATAAGACAGATATCGAAGGCATTATTTACAATGATATATTTGATATATTAAAGTCAGCCAACTTAAAGAATTTTTATTATTCAAATTATTCAGTAACATTAGCATCCAGTTTAACAGTCTACTGGAATCCAACAACGTCAGAAACAGGGTATTCAACTGGTGCTATTAAAGATGATATACAATATTATAAAGTTGGATCTTATACTGCCACTGACTTAAAATATCTTACAGAAGGCGCTTTGGTAAAATTTTTAGCGCCATCTATTAACAATGTACAACAATATTTTGATACAAATAATTCAAATAAATTAACTCCAGTAAATGGCCCAGGTACTACAAGTTACTTGTGGACAGAAGTTGTTTCTGTTTATGATGACGGAACCGCTGCCGGTCAAGGAGTTTTAGATTCAGGCTATGGTCCTATTGCATTGAATAAAAATATTCCTAAGTATTCTACAGTATCTGTAATTTTGCCTAAGTGGAGAACAGCTATTAATAGCAATGTAATTACGACAATGATCGATCTAATTTTTGCTAATAAACCATTTGGTCTGAGATATAGTCCGACTACGCAAACATGGCAAGTTGTGTTTGAGTCAAACTTAAACACGGTTTCTAGTTTTAGTCTGGGTAATCAGGGAGATATTTCAAATCAGCAGTTAGACTCGAGTTGGTTACTATTGTTTACTACTGATAATGAATTTTATACAGTTACTTCTAGATTAAAAAGATATATTGTTGAAAGTGATGCACAATTAAGATTCTATTATGATTCTTCCAAAAAAATCTATGATAGTAGATCAGGTAATGTAGTTAAAGATAAAATTACATTTTTAAATATTAATACGCTACCTGATTCAACTACACCGTTTACTAGAGATTTAGACTGGGATATTGTTTCGGATTTTGTAGGATTAGACGGTTATATAGATAACAAAAAAATTATTGTTTCATTTGCAGACCTTGATGATAACGGTGCAGTTGACGATCCTGAAATATTTTTAAATTTAGTTGATCCTCCGGCACTTACAGAAACAAGCCAGACAATTTTACAAAAAAAATATATTATACAGCAAAAATATTTGATTTCCATCGGCCAAGAAGATTACAAATATGTTTCAAACAGTGACCAAAAAGTTATTATTTTTCCATCGGAATCTGCGTTAGTATCCTATTCTGCTTATTCAGATAAGCAATATTTTTATTTTGTAGATACAAAAATTGTAAAGCAGTTGAATAAAACTTTAGGTAAATTAGATGTTAGCTTAGATTATAAAGTTTTTATTGGCAGAGATAATTTAAAATTTCAATATGTTCATAGCGCAGATTATGAATCTAGAATTGATCCAGGCGCAAGTAATATTATTGACGTATATGTTTTAACAAAGAGTTATGATACTAATTTTAGAAAGTGGCTCAACGGTGCAAATATTACAAAACCATTACCACCAAGTTCAAATGAATTGTTTGACTTAGTAAGTTCAACTCTTAATTCTATGAAAACTATGTCAGATGAAATCGTATACCATCCTATACGTTATAAAATATTATTTGGCAGTAATGCAATATCTTCATTGCAAGCAACCTTCAAAGTTGTTAAAAATGCTAACCAAGTAATAAGCGATAATGATGTTAAATCAAGAATTTTAACAGCAATTAATCAATTCTTTGCTTTGGAAAATTGGGATTTTGGCGAAACATTCTATTTCTCAGAACTAGCTACTTATGTAGTAAACCAGTTAGCTCCAGACATTGTAAATTTTGTAATCGTACCTAAGCAAGCAGGTTTAAACTTTGGAAGTTTATTTGAAATAAAGTCTGAAAGTGATGAATTATTTGTCAACGGAGCAACTGTAGACGACATTGAAATTATAGCAGGAATTACAACTAGCAATATTAAATCAGTCTCTGGAACTTTATTAGAGTCTACAGTGGAATCTCAACAAACAATAACAAGTGCAACATACGGAGCATCTAATGGCTGATAATGTTAATTCTAAATCAACAAATAGCTACAATTTCCTTCCTAAGATTTACAGATCAGATCCAAACAAAAAGTTTTTACAAGCTACAGTAGATCAATTAGTTAAACCAGGAACAGTTAAAAAAGTTAACGGATTTGTCGGAAGACAAAACAGTAAGGCTACTGTTGGCGATGATATTTTTGTTTCAGCTGTAACAAATGACAGACAGAATTATCAATTAGAGCCAGGATTTACAATTAAAGATAAACTTGATAATGTTACATTTTTTAAAGATTATCAAGATTACATTAATCAACTAAATGTTTTTGGAGCCAATATATCTAACCATGGCAGGGTTAATAATGGAGAATTTTATTCTTGGAACCCGCACATTGACTGGGATAAATTTGTTAACTTTCAAAATTATTATTGGCTACCAAATGGTCCAGATGTTATCAAAATTGCAGGCCAACAATTAGATATTGCTAGCACTTATACTGTGACATTAGAAAACGAGTTAAACACTTACACATACTTGTTCACGCCAACCGGCCTAGAAAGAAATCCGACATTAACATTATTGAGAGGTCAAACTTATACATTTAATATAGATTGTCCAGGACAACCTTTGAGTATTAAAACTTTAAGGACTGCCGGTGCTCAGGACCGATACCATACAATTGATTTTAATCAATTTGCAGTAGAAAGCGGTAATTTAACAATAACAATACCTTACGATGCACCTGATGTTTTATATTATGTTAGTGAATCTAATGTCGATGTTGGCGGAGTAATACACGTATTATCGATAGAAGATAACACATATATTAATGTTGAAAAAGAAATTGTTGGTAAGAAAAATTACACATTACCTTCAGGCGTAAAACTTAGCAACGGAATGCTGGTAACATTTACAGGAAAAGTTGAACCAGAACAATATGCATCAGGTCAATTTTATGTAGAAGGCGTTGGTAGCGAAATAATTTTAATTAATAAAAATGATTTAGAATTAATTAGTGCTTATACAACTTCGGAAGCCGTGTTGTTTGACACTACGCCGTTTGACGAACTTCCTTTTAGCGATGCAACTGCACTAGCTAGCTCTGTTGATTATCATGTTATTAATAGAGCAAGCAAAGATAAGAATCCATGGAGTCGATACAATCGTTGGATACACAAAGATGTTGTCAATGTTAGTGCCGAAGTCAATGGAAAAATCCCAAGCCTAGATCAAAATCAACGAGCGGTTAGACCTATTATTGAATTTGAAGCAGGGCTAAGACTTTATAATTTTGGAACCCACGCTATTGAGGATGTAGATTTAATTGATACTTTTACAAAAGATGTATTTTCAACGATTGAGGGATCGTTTGGATATAACATTGACGGTGTAAATTTAGTACAAGGACAAAGAATTTTGTTTACAGCTGACACCGATGTCCTTGTAAGAAACAAAGTTTTCAGGGTTGATTTTTTAGATGTATTGCATCTTAATGACGGCAGCAGACAAATTCATTTAGTTCTAGAAGACGAGCCAGTACTAGATAATACAGTAATTGTTAAGTACGGAGATACAAAAAGCGGAGTCATGTTTTGGTTTGATGGTGAAACATGGCAAGAAGGACAACAAAAAATATCAGTTAACCAAGCACCTTTGTTTGACTTAGTTGACGATAGTTATATAAGTTTTGCAAATGAAACATCCTACGAAGGTACAACGTTTCAAGGTACTAAACTTTTTTCTTATAAAGTTGGTTCAGGTACGACTGATTCAAATTTAGGATTTGCATTATCTTATAAGAATATCAATAATGTTGGTGACATAGTTTTTAATTTTAACATACTAACAGATACATTTCAATATAAAAAGTTAACTTCTGTTCTAGAAAAAACTTGCGATGTAGGATTTTTAACAAAGGTTAATCCAGTAACAGGTTTTACAAGTTATGTAAACGGGTGGGAAAAATCTGTACTTGATAAAACACAAGCTGCTGTAAGAATTTATAAAGATTCTGGAATTACAAATAATTTTAAATTGGATATTTTTGATAATATCAACGACTTAGATGATCTAGTTTTAAAAATTTATGTTAACGGAATTAGATTGGCGCCTGAAAATTGGTCTGTTGTTAATGCACCAGACTACAAGAGAGTAGTCCTTGATTCGAACATTAAATTATCAGATGTTTTAACTATTAGGGCATTTGCAAGACAACCAATTAACAACAATGGCTATTACGAAATCCCTATTAATTTACAAAACAACCCGTTAAACGGGACAATGAAAGATTTTACCTTAGGAGAAGTTATTGACCACGTGGGGTCCATAGTTGATAATCTTTCCGACTTTCAGGGCATATTTCCAGGCCCTAGTAATATAAGAGATTTAGGAAATATTTCTATCTATGGAACAAAGTTTGTACAGCATGCAGGCCCAATAAGTTTAAGTTTATATCATATTACGAGTCAATCTAGTAATATAATTCGAGGAATTGAAAAGTCTAGAGATGATTACGGAATTTTTAAACGTAATTTTATTAATGTAATCGACTTGCTAGATTATCCGGATATTACAGATCATATAGGCCATGTTAACGAAATTTTAAATTATATTAATAAAGATAAATCAACTACTGGACCTTATTATTTTAGTGATATGGTCGGATACACTGCTTCTATTGTTAATAACTATGTTGTTATTGATTATAGGATTAAGACATATCCTGTTTCAAAATCTTTTGATCTTGCAAGCCTGTCAAACAAAGCAGTATATGTTTATTTAAACGGTGAACATCTAATTTATGGTAAAGATTATGTATTTGATAGCGAACAAAGTTTTGTGATTATTAAGGCACAGCTAGCTAACGATGATGTAATCACAGTTTATGAATAT